AAGCTATAACTTCAACTGTTACAGTACTAGTATTAATATTATATGGAACAATAATATAATCAGTTCCATTCAAATCATCATTATTTAATTTTATACCACCACCAAACGAACCTGTATATGAAGATGAACCTTGTAAAGTCGCATTATATCCATTACCTGAAGCATCAGTCCAAGTTGCTCCTGATGAAGGTGCTGATTGTAAATTAAATATTAATCCACTTGTTACTATACCACCACCTGAACCTGATGATGGTGAAGGTGTAGGAGAAGGAGGAGTACTTGGTGATATAGTTACACTAGGAGTTAATGATGGTGTTCTAGTTATACTAGGAGTTACACTTGGAGTTAATGATGGTGTTCTAGTTATACTAGGAGTTACACTGGGTGTTGTTGAAGATGTTCTAGTAGGAGTTATAGTAATACTAGGTGTAATACTTGGTGTTCTAGATATACTTGGGGTTATTGAAGGTGTTAAAGATGGAATACTACTAATACTTACACTTGGAAATGGTGATAAAGATATGCTTGGAGTTGGACTTGGAAATATTCTATAACCATTCTCAATAAAAATAACTGCTCCCTTTTTAGGAGCATCTATATCAATTCTTGATTTTTGAGGAGTTATACTTTTAAATTTATATTTCAAAGTGGAATGTTTATATATAAATATGGTAATTAAAAAGGCACCAAGTGGTGCCTAATTTTATTTATTTATAAATATTAATTTTCTCTACGTTCATGAGCTTCATACCAAATAATTCTATCATGCTTAACAGGTGAAGCTAATAATATAGCTGGTTTAAGATTTCCTTTAATTGTTTCTTGGTACATAAATGACATCCAAGTTTGTTCATATGGGTGTGCCCATTCTGTATCTAAAAACATTTTTTGGTTACCTACTTTTCCAACAATCATAGGCCAATTACAATAATAAATTTCTCCATCAGCATATGATAAACCATGGAGATTATCAATTTTATTAAATTTAGTTCTTGGACAATTTATATCTAAACCATTTACTGGTAATTTATTATAATTAGGCCATTGTTGAGTTCTAATATCTTGAGGAACATTATACCAAGAACATTGGAAATGATTATCCATATAAACTTCTGTAAAAGATAATTTTAAGAAATCATATTCTTCTTTTAACATGATTTTATGGACTTTATTAAATAAATCTTCTTCAAATAATTTAAATCCATTTCTGCAGAATCCAAGATCAGGTGGATATAAACACATATCATCTTCTAAAAAAATATAATAATCACTATCTGATTCTTGAAAATGTTTAGCAGCTAATAATCTACCTCTATTAATACCTAAATTTTCATTAGTAATAATATGTTCAAAACCATATTCTTCACAAATTGCTTTATTACCTTCTATTGCTTCTTCCTTATTAGAATTATCAATTAATATTTTTCTTGTTTTATTTAACCAATCTGGATGTAATTTATATGATTCTAAAGTATGTCTTAATTGTTCTGGAAAGTTAAAAGTAAGAATATATAATGATGTTTTTAAATTTGATGTATTTAAATTTTTAGGTTTTAAATATACTCTATTATCAGGAATAGGTTCTAATTCAACATTATCATCTAATAATGCTTGAATAAATTTAATCACTAATCCATTTTCATCTAAAGCGTATCTTCTATATTTTTCAGGTTCAACATAAGACATTAAAGTAAAAATACTTTCTTCAGTACCCATATATCCTTCACTTAATGATCTTTCTAACATTGAATAATACAAAGCATTAGCTTCATTTATTGCTTCTTTTTTACCACCAAATAATCCTCCTCGACAAACATATTCTACATTAGTGCCAGAGTAACGATTCATAGCATCAAATCTAAAACCATGAATTTCATCTGTTGCATTATATGGATAACTTAAAAATAAAAATGAATCTAAATAAGGTGAAATCTTATCTAATACATTATTTTCAGTGAAATATTTTTCATATACAGTATTTGTTATTCCAGCATCTAACCAAAGAAATTTTTCAGTATTAAATGGATTCCATATAGTCACATCATTAAGTAAAAACATTTTAGATTGCACAATTGGATTATACCACTCAAGTGAAGCTTGAGGTGAAGTTGTTAACCATCCGCCTTCTCCAGTTTGATTATACCAATCAGGGTTGGTTCTTATTTCTTGTGTTTTATCCCAAAAAGGTCCATACATGTTTTTTACATCTGATAATTCATATATCTTAACAAATGTATTTTCTTTGTTTCTTTTTTCCCATACTAATGCTTCTAATTCCTTAGGAACATAAAGAAACAAATTAGCATCTATTTCTAAAAAATGATTTAAATGTTGAATATAATGAGTAAATGGTCTTCCATCACGACCTATATTCCATAATCCTGTAACAATTGTTAAATTACTATCCATATTATTTTAAATAACCTGCGTGAACAAATTCCATATAATTTTCATCAATTTGAGCTTGTCTATATAAATTACATCCTTCAGCTCCTTCATGTGAGGTATGTCTTAATACTGGAAATGTAGTAACACCTCCTTTTTCTTGCCATTGTTCTAGAGTAATTAGTTGTTCTTCATTTTCATAAAAAGTTACTAATTTTTTAATTCCTTTTTTACCCATATATGCACTTATAAGAATATCATCATTCCATGATTTACCTATAAATTCAACAAAATCTGGTTCGAACCATTTGCGTCTATAAGATACTGTTTTATAATGTTGCAATATATTTACATAAATGTCTTTATAAACTGATACTACAAAATGATTTCTTACATCATTAAATACACTTGAATCTTCAGCTCTAGTACCATCATATCCTACAGCTGTATTTTCATATTTATTTTGGTTTTTAACTTGTTCAGCAACCATTCCTGGGTGGTATACTAAGTCATCATCACAAACAATAATGATTGTTTCTGGATCTAATACTCGCTGGATTGTATAATATGATTTAGTAATAGGTCCTAAATCTTCTAATCCACTAAATATTTTAAATTTTGGATTTGTTTTTTCAATTTCTCTTAACCATTCTGGTATAATATATTCTTCGCCTGTGTATTTTAATACAGTAGGAATATTAAAATGAATTTCATACTCTCCTTCATAATCTTGATTTAATAATGAGTCAATATTACTTTTAATACCTTCATTATATTCTTGAGTTATCCTACTTGGTAATGTTGTTAATGTTACTACTACTTTTTCCATTTTTATTCTGTATAAATTATATCATGATTATGTATTAAATCCCATACATGTTGTTCTGTTCTACCCATATGTTCACCATTTTGTTGTCTAAATTCATAAAAACCAGAGTTAGGAAAAGATAATGGATTTATAATTGGAAAACTATGTGATCCTCTACCGTTATCATTTACTGGCCTCCAATCTATTTCTTTATCCCAAGTAAGACATCTTACATGAATTTGTTTCTTTTTTAAATAATATCCTACTAAAACATCATCATTAGTTGAATATAATAAAAATTCTTTACTTAAAAAATCTTCTTCAAAGAAACTTCTTCTATATCCTACTGAATGCCAATGTCCTGGGATTATTAATTGTAAATCATTTTTAACTGGAAAATAAAGATGGGTGGATTTTAAACAGTATTTTTTAACTCCATCCTCAATCCATTCTCTTTTTTCTACAGGTACATCTCCTCTAAAAGATGTAGCAGAATTAGAGTATTTATTTAACCCCACTAAATGAGTTTCTAACATATCTTCATGATATATATGATCATCATCACAAACAATTAAAATATCATTAGGATCAGTTACTACATTTAATACTCCAGTAATTTTAACTATAGGTCCAAAATCTTCATCTACTCTATTAATAATTAATTTAGAATAATCATTAGCTAATTGTTGTAATTCTTCAGATATAACATATTCTTCATCATTATTGTTTTTATAATGATATGGGATGTTTAATACAACTTTATATTCATGAGTTGTTTTTTGATTTAATAAAGATTCTAAATTTTGTTTAGAATACTCCCACAACTGCATTCTTATAGGAACCGTTGTCAATGATATATAAATCATATTAAAATTGTTTTAAAAAACTTAAATCACAATCATCAATAGATGGATTATTTGGAAAATCTACACCAGCTACTGGATAATTTTGATTATCAGGTGTATATTCTGTTATGTATTTACGATTTATAAATGATAATTCAGGTACTCTTGGTACTTTATGTCCTTCATAATCAAATTCTCCACCCCAGTTATTACCATGAATATGAACTAGTATAAAATGTTTATCTAATTTTTCTAAAATTTGAACTAATTTAGCTTGGTTATCTGGTTGGTCAATCCAATGGAATTCAATTACAAGACCGTTAGTAAATGAAGCTAAATCATCAATATCTACATTTAAAAAATAATCATATTCAGCTCCTTCAGTGTCAATTTTTAAAAATATATCTCCTTCAATACCAAAACGATTATAATGTTCTCTAACATCTTTAACACTCATAGTATTAATTAGATTATTAGAAGATTCTAAAACTGTATTTAAAACATTTCTATATTTTCTTACATTTTCTACACTTTGGTTTTCGTTTAATTCATCAAAGGCTGTGTTTAGATTATCTTTTCTATTATATAATTCATTAAAATATAATTGTTCTTTTTCTATAGTAGATATACTTGAACCTAATCCTTCAGCAAAGAAATGTTGAATACCATTATCCCAATTATCCTGGTTTACAGTGTGGTCAAATAAATAATTTGGTTTATTATATTTAGTAATAAAATCATCTTCGTATGTTTTATCACCACCATATCCATAAGTGAATAAGGCTGTACAAGTTTCTAATACTATTTCAGGCATTACATACCCACCATCACTTTCGTTTCCTAAACGAACTTTAGGTGAATTTATTAATTGGGGTTTTAAATATTTAAGCATTATTTTTATTTTTTAGTTTTTTAATATCTTCATCAACCATTGTTTTAACCATTGTTTTAAAATTTGTTTTTGGTATCCAATTTAATTTAACTGCTGCTTTAATAGCATTTCCGCATAATACATCTACTTCAGCTGGTCTTAAAAATTGAGGATTAATTTTAATATAATCTTCCCAATTATCTATACTAATATGTTTAAAGGCTATTTTTATAAATTCTTTTACAGAATGAGAAATACCAGTAGCTATCACATAATCATCAGGTTCATCTTGTTGTAACATTAGCCACATAGCCTCTACATAATCAGGAGCATAACCCCAATCACGTTTAGCATCTAAATTACCTAAACTAATATGATCTGCTAATCCTAAATAGATTTGGGCTACACCATTAGTAATTTTACGAGTTACAAATTCTAAACCTCGTCTTTCAGACTCATGATTAAATAATATTCCACTACAAGCAAACATACCGTATGATTCTCTATAATTTTTAGTTATCCAATGGCCATATAATTTAGCAACACCATATGGTGATCTTGGATAAAATGGAGTATTTTCATTAGATGGATTTTCTACCATACGACCAAACATTTCTGAACTAGATGCTTGATAGAATCTAATTTTTTCATGTCCGTATTCTCTTATTGCTTCAAGTATTCTTAATACTCCTAAACCAGTTACATCACTTGTTTGTTCAGGTGTATTCCAGCTTTCTCCTACAAAGGATTGAGCGGCTAAATTATATACTTCATCAGGATTACTTTCTTTTAAAGCACGCATTAATGAATTTTGATCAGTTAAATCACCTTTAATAAAATGTATTTTATCCTCTATATGTTTAATATTTGTTCTATTTTCTCCAGAACTGCGTCTTTCTAAACCATAGACTTTATACCCTTTATTTAATAAGAAATCAGCTAGATGGCTACCATCCATTCCATTTATACCTGTTATTAATGCTGTTTTATTCATTTCTTAATTTAGTATAACAATGAGTATCAGTTATTTCAATCACATCTAAAAAATCATTATAGTATTTTTCTAACTGATTTTTATTGTTTTTTATAAAAGATGATATATTTGTAGTGTCTGAGTAATTAAAATTATGATGTAACCAACCACTTCTTTCTCCAAAATAAAAAGTATCTTCAGGTCTAGTAACATGTCTGTATGTATTTAATTTATTCTGGTATTGGAATTTATTATGGTCCACAAATGTATATTCTATACTTTCAAAGAATTGCATTAAATAAGGACTTAACCAATTTAAATCTAAAATAACATTTCCGCTAATCCAGTTTGAATCGGTTGTATAAATTTTTTCAAGAGATGTGTTCCATAAGTTAAAATACAACATTATATCTTCTTTGTTTTTAAAATGAAATCCTCTAACAAAACCATCAGCTACTCTAAGAGAATCACGATTAAAATTAATTTGAGGAAAATATGGTGCTGCATTTTGTTGGATAAATGGTTCTCTTAATGATCTAGCATCTAAACCATCTTCTCCAAACCATGGCATAAATGTTGTTCCAGGAGGGATTAATTCAAAAAATGATTTTATCATTTCTGGACTATTTCTGAACATCATATCTGAATCAATAATAGTAAAATTCAATATATTTTGTTCGGCCATATAAGGCATTATAAAACGATGTATATCATATGGGTATAATTTTTTATCATCACCGTTATAAAAATCTAATAAACCTGCCCATAATTCTTCTTCAGTAGGTACATTTAAAAATTGCTCATATTGTAAACTAATAGGATAATTTTCTCTAATTTTATCCATTGTTACAAATGTAAAAATATCATGATAGTCTTTATACAACGGAAGAGAATACTCATCTGTAAAAATTATTATATAATCTTTAATGATATCTGGACTAGATTTTTTTAATAAATCTAATCTATAAATCATAGCTGGACCTGTTACTGTTATTATAAATTTCATACTATTATATATTATGTTCTATTCTTTCAGCCCATCCTCTTTTTTCACTATGAGCCCATGCTACCATTTTTACTGGTTTTTTATCAAAGTATGGGAAATATTCTTCATAATGAATTGGAGTACCATTTTCTATAAATTGTTGTAATTGATGACCATCAATAAATTTACTATAAACTCCTATACCATTTTCATCATCAAATGCTATTAATATAGAATTATAATCATTTTCGGGTAATTCATTTCTATGTACTGTTACTAGATGATAAAATGATTTAGACCATGGGCTATCTATTAATGTAGGTGGATAACCATTTTCTAAAGTATGTTTTTGTACTGATTTATCTTTAAAATTAACACCAGCATATGCTTCATAATCAGCTAATGTTCTAACAGTACCTAAATCATATCCTGTTAGATCAAATCCATTATCTTCTACTCTAAATAATTGTCTAATTTTGGCTCTAGCACTTTCTTGTTTATTCCACCAATCAACTCCTCTCTTAGCATCATCATCCCATTTTAAAATACCATCACGTTCTTCTCTCATTGTTGAATGCCATACTACTAACTCATGAGGATGGAACATATCGTATCCTGATGTAAATGATCTAACTGTTAGGTTAATTTCTTCACCACTAAAGTAAATATCTGGGTCATGTTTAATTTCTTTAGCCCATTCATTTCTAGCAAAACAAAAATGTCCTGATAAAAATCTAGACATTGGTGGTTCAGTCATATCTTGCCACCCAGTTAATAATCCTGGTCTGATAAAGATAGTACCATGAGGATAAAAACATACAAAATGTTGTTGCCACGGTTCCATTGTTCTACCAGCTGGATCATTAAATGGAGTATACAATGGTAAATAAGCTGCTAATATAGGTTTATATCCTTGTTTTTCTCGTTGATTATGCATTCTTATTAGCGTTTCATCCCAGTCTTTAGCAAAACGATGGTGTGAGTCTAATTGAAGGATATAATCTTCATCTGTTAATAATTCCTCATTAATAATAGCTCTTGCCCAAGGTAATCCTTGTGCTTCAGTATATAATACATCCTTAATTTTAAATCGTGGATCGTTTCTATATTCATCTACATTATCAAAAGTATCATCAGGATGATATTGTCTACAAATACCAAAGTGAACTCTTTCAGGATATTTAGCATTCTCTAATGCTGATTTAATTGTTGGTACTAACTCAGGATCTCTATATCCTGGTAAGTGAAGCATTATGGTTTCTTTTTTATTCATAACTTATATTTTGTTCTATTCGTTCACACCATCCTTTTGAAGTACTGTATGGCCAAACTCTCCATGATGTGGGTTGTTTATTATCATTATATTCTCTCCAAATATGAATAAATTGATCATTAGGATCAGAATTTAATAATGATTTGATTTCTGATATATCAGCGTCTTGTCTATATAAATCTTGACTATTTTCATCTAAAATAGCTATTACAAAAGATGTATAATCAAGTTCTGTAATTGATCCTTTATAAACATCAATACATACTTTAATTTTATTAAGTAAGTTATCATCAAAATTTTCTAAAGGTACAGGTAATGATTTATATTCAGCAGTATGTTTATGTACTTGTCTAGTATTAAATTTTACTCCAATATATTTTTCATATTCTTCTAAAGTACGTTCTTTACCAAAACTATATTTTTCTAGATCCATCAATGTATCAGGTAATTCACCTCCCATACCATGTAATGCTCTATATCTAGAATATGATGTTGAATTCTTTTTAGACCATTCTTTATCATCATCCCATTGTTTTGTTTTACCATTTCTAATATATTCATGCCATATAACAGGAACATGAGGATGAAATAAATCATAACCATGAGTAAATGATCTAGCGGCTAATGATGGTTCTTCACCATGAAAATAATAATATGGATCATATTTTACTTCCTGAGCCCATTTACCTACTGTAAAAATAAAATGACCAGATAAAAATCTAGATGGAATAGGACCTTCTAAATCTTTCCAACCATCAATAACATGGGGTTTAATAAAGATAGGACCTTCTGGTAAGTATCTATCAAATTCTAAGTTCCAACATTCATTTACTCTACTGTTAGGATCATTTTTAGGATCAAAACCAGGCAGATAAGCTGTTAATAATGGTTTTTTATGTCCTTTTTTCTTTAGTTCTTTTAACATTTTAACTAAAGTGACGTCCCAGTTTTTAGAAAATCGATGATGTGAATCTAATTGAAGATAATAATTTTCTCCATCATATAAATTTTGAATTAAATTTCTAGCCCAACAAGTTCCTTTAGAATGTTCATATGGAACATCAATAATTTTAAATCTAGAATCATCTTTATAATCATTTAAAGATTCAGTATCATCATGTTGCCAACATATTCCAAATCTTAATCTATCTGGATTTTTAGAGTTTGTTATACAATCTTGGATTGTAGGGATTAACTCAGGGTCGCGATAACTCGCTATTGATATAAAAATGGTTTCCATAACTATGGTAAATATAACTTAATTTTTGTGGTTTTTATAACTCTATAATCATTTCATCTTTAGCAAGAGTAATAACCCCTGGGTATAATGAATGTTTATTATTTACTTCTACTATTTGACCTTCGAAATAAATTTCATTAGCAAAGTTGAATTGTTTTAGTACTTTAAATTTACGGATTTTATCTTCATAAGGAAATAAATCATTTAATAATTGTCTACGTTCGTTACAACCACATCCTTCAGCACCAGCTAATTTAGCTACAGCGTCAGCGACTTTATCAATACCAAAAAAGCTAGTTACTTTAGCTATTGTATCACCTAATCCTTGTGAGTTTTGTTTTGGATCAAATCCTTCCATAATATTGTATACGTTATGTACGTTATATAAATATATACAAATTATCTTTGTTTGTCATTTTGCCATTGACCCTTGTAAAGATTTTCTTCAGCAACACCATCACATTTGTGGAAATACATTTGTCCAACACGAGCATCTTGTTCAATAAAGATTGTAGCTGTTACAATCATAATAGTTCCCATATTATCAGTTTCAAATCCAGGATCAAAAATTGATGATGCAATAATTGCTCCATTACGTAATAGTGAAGAGCGTTGACGAATCATACCTACTCGGTTTGATGCGATCTTACATCCTTCGTGGAAGGTAATATCATATGCTCCTGGGTGCAATAAATAACCTTCACATCCATCAATGGTTTTAGTTTCCATTGGATTATAATTATTTAGAATAGTTTTATCTTTTAATACCATTCCAATATTTGGTTTAGATGAATATGGATCTTTACCTATAACATTAATTGATTTAACAGATAAATCGTAACCTACCTGAGCACTTTTGCCTTTACTATTTTCTGTTTTAATTAAGCCTTGCTCAATAATTTGTTCTGCGTTTAACATATTTTTAATTTTATAATTCCTCTACTATACCTAATATTTCTGCTAGTATTAATAACACTCCTGTTAATATAACATCTCCATAACATAAAGCAAAACCAGCTCCTATTCTAAGTGATGATTTAGTTAAACTAATTCTAAAATGCCAATTTGTTTTTGATTCTTTTTCTTGCATATTATTTTATTTTATAATCTTGAATTGTTTCTGATTCTTTTTGTTCCCATGGATATACAATCCATTCTTTATCTACTAATTCATAATAAAAATCTGGTTGAACTAGTGCTGATAATTTATTATGGATAACTACTTTTGAATATTCTTTAAATATACTTAATGTTTCTCCAGTATCACAAATATCATCTACTATTAGTATTTTAAAACCAGATGGATCACCATGGTGAGTATATAAAGGAATATTTAATTTATGAGAGAGTAATACAGCTGGAATTAAACCACCTCTAGGCAATCCTGCTATATAATCAATATCTAGATTAGATTCTTTAATTTTTTTAGCTAACTCATCTGTAGCTACATCAATATAATTCCAGCTGATAAATCTCTTTTCCATATTTTTATTTTAAAACAGCACCATTTACTTCGATTGCGTGTAAAAACTCTTCACGAATCATATTATTTTTCTCCATAAACACTCCACTAAATTTATTAGTAGTCATTACTGATGGGTGTTTAATACCTCTATGTGAACAACAAGTATGTTTACAAGCAATACTAACTGCTACAGATCCACAATTCATTTTACCAGCAACATAATCATGAATTTGTTGTGTTAACGATTCTTGCATTTGTGGTCTACGAGCAAACCATTCAACAATACGATTTAATTTAGATAAACCTATAACATTTTTCGCGGGTACATAAGCTACAGTAGCATAACCTGTAAATGCTAAGTTGTGATGTGCACACATACTAACAATTGGAATACCTGATTGAATAACTAATCCATCATAGCCTTCATCATTCGGAAATACAGTAATGTTTGGTTCAGGTGTAATTGAACCTACAATTAAATCTTTTAACCATGCTTTAGCTACACGACGAGGTGTGTCTTGTGTTTGTTTATCTGCGTTAAAATCAAAACCAACTGCTGTTAAGAAATTAGCATATGCTGATGCTGCTTCTGTAATCATTGATTCGATTTCTTCTTCAGTACGTGGTAAGTTACCGTTTGATTTTTTTAATAATTCTTTCATATTATTTATCTTTATTTTCTTTTAATTTACTAATACTATCTTGGAGCTCCAAAAGTTTCATAGCAACCATAGTATTCCATGTTGCTAATTGATCCCATATTTTATCAATTTCTCTTTTAGATTTATTTAATTGAATTAACTGGTATATTTGTAATCCAGTTAATACTAAAATAATAATAAAATAAAATTGTTCCTTTGATACAGTTATAACCATGATTAAACATTTAATGTTTTATCCCAAGCTGAAATATGTAAACGAGTCATTCCTATAAATTTATATTTTTTAGCCATTTCTAAACAGAATTGAGTACGTTCATGGAAATCAGATTGATCATCTAAACCAGGCATACAAACTACATTTTTCAATGGTATATTAAACGGTTCTACAAAGTCGCGGAACAATTCGAGTACATCATCTTCAGTTGAAATAACGAATTTAAATTGGTAGTTATCATGTTCCATTATGCGTTTAATGGCATCAGGTTTGATACGTTGTTTCTCAGTCATTCCTGAATTGGCTAATTTAGGAGAGCAGTTGATTTGAGTTAAATTATTAAATAATTCATCTTCAATTACTACTGTACCATTAGTTTCAATTTCATGATATACATTATTAATTACAGATAAAAAATATGGTTCTTTATCAGCCCAATATTTAATAAAATTATTAATCGCTACTTGATGTCCTTTAATTGTTGGCTCTCCACCTGTCCAAATTAAGTGGATTACTCCATTTAAAATATCTTGATAAATACCTTGTTCTTTCCATTGATCGATTAGGTATTGGAAGTCTTTATCTTCACCTCGCCATAGCCATTGAGATGTACTATCGCAAGTCCAAGTTGCTTTACCTTCAGCTTGTAAATCACCTACAAAAATCTCTCCATCCTCTAGTGATTTATCTTTTAATAATTGATTTCCAAATGCTCTTGAAAAACCGCAAGTTAGGTTACATAAACCTAAACGAATAAAGTATGATGGTACTCCTGTAGTTTTGCCTTCACCCTGTACAGAGTAGAAATCACTACTAATCATTAATTTATCTGGACTAATTTTGCTCATATTATTTATTGTTTTTAAATGTTTTCCATTCAGATTTTGGAATATATTTAAAATATCCAGAATCTACTTTCTTGTCAGCTTCTTTATCTACTAATCTTTGGATAGTACCTACAGGTACATTTGATGTGCCTTTAACAGCTTTGATACATTTCATTGGCATAATTTATTTCCTCCATGTTTTTATATATATTAATATATGATTAATATTTTGGGACTCCAAAATGAGTCCCAAAAATGTTGTGTGTGAATTTGAATCACTACATAAACCTAATGTATGTTCAATAATATGAATCATATTAATTATTATGTTCGTTTAAAACTTTTTCTACTGATGATTTTGCTACTTCCCAAGTTACTGGACCTGTTTCATCTTCATATTGAACTGGATCTTTACGTCCTAATTTAATAAATGCTTCAACACGTTCAACAGATGATGCTGATTTGTAATCTGAATTTCCATTTGGGTATGGTTTATAAGATGTATTAGTACGTTTATATACTTCATCAAAATTTAAACCTAATTCGTTACATAATACTTCTCCATCTTGTAAGATAGTAAATTTATCTCCTTCAAGATATGGAGTAAAATATCCTACTCTTTCTGCTTCCCAATTTCCTAATCTAAAAGCTGCATCATCAGCATCTCTAAATTCTTGACGACAATCAGGATATATTGCATGATCTCCAGCGTGAATACCTAAAGCGATATCACAAGTTTCACCTGTTCTTTGTGCAACTGATAATGCTACTGCTTGAGTAATAGAAGCAAATATTTTATTTCTGTTAGGTACTACAGTTGCTTTCATATTATCTTCAGCATAGTGTCCTTCTGGTATATCATCACCTCCAGTTACTAAAGCTGAATCTAATAAATCAACTAATCCGTCTAATTTAATTTGGCGATAATTAATCATTGGATAAGCATCTTTAGACTTACCTTCTACTAATCTTGTAAAATTTAAAATTTGAACTAATGATTGAGCTCTCTCTAACTCTACTCTGTGTTTTTGACCGTAGTCAAATGAAATTGCTGTTACTGTATCATACTCTTTCAAGCAACGTAACAATAATGTACTGGAATCCATACCACCTGAAAGTGATACTACAACGTGTTTTAACATAAATTTTATTTTATTTAAAGTATGCCAGGTATTTTAAGCGTATAGGCAAACGCTATTAGTTCTTAAAATATAATTCTAAAAATGATTTTGGATACAACATAACTGGTCCTGAATATCTAGGATTTGATACTTCTCTAGTTAGTATTTTAATTTTTAATTCAGAGGCTTTATCAGCTACTTGTTTTCCTAATTCACCACCTGCTGCTTTTCCTAGAAAATCATACAGTGACATATAATCATTTTGTTCCATAACTTATTTTTTATTAATCATTTTTCTAAAATAATGCACATTATCTTGAATATAATCTATATTTGACATAACTTCTTTATCAAAAAATACTTCCATTTTTTCTTTAGGTTTAGAAGTCATACCAAATTTATTATAATATTCTTTTTTAACCCCATGTAAAATTGGATTTGATGTATCTACAGATTTAATAAAATTATAACCTTCATAGTACATAAATTCTTGTGGTAATGAAGCACCTAATAGATGTACATAAACATCATTATGAAATACTTCAGCCATCTGATGAACAGTTTGAATACGACCCATCATTTTAGATACTAAGTAATTTTTATGAGGAAATAATTTATTATAAGCTGATGATGAATGATTAAGAGCAAAATAACGATATCCTAAATTATAACTAAATTTATATAATCTTCTAATTTCTTCAAATGATTCACCTTGTAATACAACCATTAAATTAGTATCAGTTGGTAATTGATCTTTTAATTTAATCCATTCTTGAGCATGCTCATATGTTTTAGACCAATCATTCCATTCATCAGGAACAACAAATATATCTGGATTTAATGATTTGATTAATTTAAGTAAATCATCTGTAGTATATGTTTCACCTTCAAATAAACCATTATCTAAAATTGAAAATCTACCTTCAGTTTTACATTGAAGATAAAATTCTTTATATTCTGGATAACGTTTATAAAAATATGGTAAAATATATTCATAATCGTTTGTGGTTTTGCTCCACTCTAATAATTCTAAAGGTACTTCGTGACTAATTTTCATAGTGATATAACTTTTTCTTTAATTCATCAATTCGGATTTGCATATACCATTTTCCTAACCAGTTAGTTTTCTTTTGTTTTTCTTTCCACTCTTCAATTTCTTTATAGATAGGAGCATTGGCTTTATTTAACCAATCAATATCATCGTAACTATTATTTTCTAAATTTGCTACTGCTGGGTCTTCAGGTTTATTTTTTTCCGCTAATCTTTTATAAAAATTATCCTTCATATATAGCAGTATTTTTAGCGTGTTCCATAAATTCTACTCTTGCAATTTTAACTCTACCTTCTGTTTCTTCTTGAATAAATGTATTCAATTTTTCATAAACATATTTTGCAAATTGTTCTGCTCCAACAGCAGGAATAATTCTTAACTGAATAATACCTAAATCATTCATAGTTTTAAATCCTCCTAAACCTGGATCATCTTCAGCAATAATTGTAGTATGATCAAACATATAATCCATCCACTCTTTAGGATTCATACCATCGATAGTTCCTTTAGCACGTTTCATGCCTCCAAAATCCCATACCCAGTTACGCTCATCTAATTCACCTTCAAACCATACTCTAAATGATACACCATATCCATGTAAGAAACGACAATGTGTTCCTTCAGCTCTCCATTGACGAAATACACAACTGAATCCGTCAAATAATTTTGTTGATTGAAATTTACTCATGTACTTAATTTTTTAGGTCTTCCCCGTTTTGATTGATTTTTTTTATAACTGTAATTTGCTCTAATAAATGTATATAACTCTTCTAAGGTTCCGTCAAAAGTTTCCATTTCTTTTTCTAGATCTTCTTTTGTTATACTAAATAAACCTGTTATAGCTCTTTTATAATTTGATATACGTTCTTTTTCATCACGCTCAAAATCATTTAGTAAACGTCTATAACGTTCCATGAATATTGTTTGTTCTTCTCTACGAATATCTGGTTCTTTAATATGTCCTGTCTTAGCTTCCATCTCAATTAATGTGTGTTGAGCTTGAAACCAGTAGTGGGAGAAATCAAAATCTCCATTATCAATCCTGTCTGATATAGACGATTTGGATGACAATGGAGACTTATCTTTAAATTTTCTCCACCAGTAAAACTGGTTATATTTGATAGGAGTAAGTTTAGATATTTGTTTTTTAATAAACTTATTGTATTTTTCTACTGTCATAACCTTTATCATACTTAAATATAAGTATAATTTTACCGGTTACCAAACAATCTTACTATCCTTCACAACTAACACATTCACTTAATCTTTGTAAATTATCACCTCTTAATACAGATTCAGTACGTAAATAATATAAAGTTTTAATACCTGCTTTGTGTGCTTCTTTATGTACTTGTGATATCCATTTTGGTGAATCATTAGGATCAAAACATAAGTTTAAAGATATTGCTTGGTCAACAAACTTTTGTCTAATAGCATTTTGTTTAACAATTTCTAACTGGTTAATTTCTTTAAATGTTAAAAATACTGATTTTTCTTCGTCTGTTAAAATATAACTAGGAACATTAATTACTGATCCTTGATCTTTTAATATCTGATCCCATACACTATCTATATTATATCCTTTAGATTCAAGTAATTCTTCTAATATTCTATTACGTTTAATAAATACACCTTTTGCTGTTTTTAAATTGTAAACATTAGCTGGTATAGGTTCAATTGAAGGTGAAACACCACCTGATATATGAGCATTTGATACTGTAGGAGCAATTGCTAAATGATGTGAATGTCTAAATCCTGTACCTTTACACCATTCTGGTTCTCCATAAATTTCTGCTTGATCACGAGATGCTTTAAGTGCTTCTTTCTCAATAAATGCTGATATAATTCTTGTTAAAGCAGATGCTTGAATACCCACAAATGGTAATGATTTAGATTGTAATAAGGTATGCCATCCTAATACTCCAATTCCAATTGCTCTACCTTTAACAGCTGAACGAACTGTATTTTCCATGAATTTGATATTTTTAGCTCTATCAATAAATTCTTGTAATACACCTTCTAAAAACCAACATGTTAATTCAGGTAATGTCATTCCGTTTTCGAATTTATAATCCTTCCATTCATCCCAACGAGCTAAATTTAAAGAAGATAAGCAGCAAATAAATGAATGTAATTCATCAGTGTATAATGAAATTTCACTACAAATATTAGTCATTGATACTTGTAAATTATTTTGTTTATAAGCTAATGGATTAGCATTATTAACATTGTCTTCAAACATAACATAAGGTTCACCTGTTTCTAAACGTGTTTTTAGAATTTCACCCCATAATCGTAATGCTCTTTCTTCTTTATTATCTAAGTCTTGCATAAATTTATCATTTATAACAACACATTGATGTAAATTTAAACATTGGCGATTAACATCACCTTTTGGTCTTCTGATACTTAAAAATTCTTCAATATCAGGGTGATTAATAGATAAGTTAACTGATGCTGCACCTCGTCTAACAGAACCTTGATTGGTTGCTAAAATGGTTGAATCATATATTTTACACCATGGCACTACACCTTCTGATGTACCATTATCTTTAATCGCTTTACCTCTACCTCTAATTCTACTTACACTAATTCCTACTCCACCACCTTGAGATGATAAACGCATTAATTCTGAGTTGGCATCTGCTATACCTTCAATAGAATCACCTACATCAATTCCAAAACATGAAATTGGCATTCCTCGTTCTGTACCTAAATTTGATAATACTGGTGATGCTAAACATAGCCAGTTTTTAACTATCGCTTCATTAAAGAATGGTTGTAAATCTTTACGACGTAATCTACGTGCTGCTGCTTTACTAACTCTCTTGTAAGCATCAAAAACATCTTCATCAGGTAATAAATAACCTTTCGAAATCATGCTTACTGCTATTTCATCCATCCAAAGTGGATAATTTTTACCTTTTACCCAGGTATCTGTGTCTACTTGTATACTCATTTTTATTTAACTTTTAATTTTATAAATCAGACCAATCAGCTGTTGATTTTGAATAATTTGTTACACGACCTGCAAAAAAATCTTGATGTGTTTTTCCACTTGTTAAATGACCAAACCATTCCATTTGTTTTAATAAATTAGGATCAATATCATTATAAACAGCATTATATCCTAATTCTATCATTTTTTCATTAGCTCTAGCTTTAATAAATGCTCTTAATTGGTCTTTATTTAATCCTTCAATATCTCCCATTTCAAATGCTTTTTCAATGAAATCAAATTCTAATTGAACTGATAAATAACAAGCTTCGACAACTTTATCTCTCATATCAGTACTATTTAATTCAGGCATTTCTTTTAATAACTGATTGAATAACCAACATCCTGCTTTTGAATGTAATGATTCATCTCTAACACTCCATTCTACAATCTGTCCTGTTCCTTTCATTAAGTTTCTTAACTGGAATGACATTAATATAGCAAATGATGAAAATAAATTAACACCTTCAGTGAACGCGGAAAAAATAGCTAATGATAATGCTTTTTCTTCCATATTATCACCTGGTACTTCTAATAAACGATCAATCTTTGCTTTTGATGTTTCATCTTCTAAAAATGCTTGAAAATCATCTAATCCTAATTCTTCATTTAAACGAGCATAAGCTTCAGCATGAATACTCTCAAAATCAGCAAACACACGAGCCATTGCTTGTACTTCTGGTTTTGGAAACCATAATGATACTTTAGTTGACCAATAATCGTTTACGTGTACTTCTGTTTGTGCAAATGATTTTAAAATATTACCAATTAGATTTTTTTCTGATTCGTTTAATTTTTGTTTCCAATCATTTAAATCTGATGCTAATGGTACTTCATCTGCTAACCAATGTGCTCTATGTTGGTCTTTATAAAAATTAAAAGCCTCTTGGTATTCAAACGGCTTATAAAATATTCGTGGCTCAATTAATGACATAATTTTTTTTATTTAATATAATATAACATAACTTTTTCGGTCAACAATAATTTTTAGTATAAAATAGCCTACTGCGTTTCCGCAGTTAACTTTTTAAATAATATGTTTTAAAGGAGACGGTTTTCTAATTCCGTCATATTAAGATATAGGATAAAATCTTCAAACACATCTTTAGAAATACCTTTTAATCCATTAGTATGTTCTTGAAGTAATTTAGATGAAACTTTACCACTAGTATTTTCTAAAAGTAGTGATTTAAAATTAACAAAAACTTCATTTATTAATTTAGACTCATTAATATCACCATATGCATCATTATCATCTTGATAATTAGACATTACTTCTTCAATTTGTTGTTTAGAGAACTCCATTTTTATATAATTTTTTAACTTCCTTGATAATATAATTTGTTAATTTGATAATAGTTTCTTTTAATTTTTGTAATAAAGCCTTTTTCTGCTGACCAATACGTAAACCCTCTAATGGAACTTCAACATTTTTCATATGGGGTGTTAAATATTGACGATAAGCATTTCCTGCTAAAAAGACAAATTTATCTTTATCAAGATCATAACCTTTCTCTTTTAATTGTTTTAATACTACTTCAGACCATTCTTTTCTAGCGTCAGATGGCATTTCCTTTAATGTTAAATTATAAGGAGCTATTGTTTTATTTAATGGAACTAGATGATATTTAGCGGAAATGATATAAATATTATTAGGACTTGCTAATTTTTTAGCATATGCTAATTGTTTTTGAAATAAATCCGAATTATATAATTGCTCTGCTGGAAGTGGTTTGTCTTCTTTACCTGCTGAACATGAAACTAATGCTATTGTACTCATTTAATATATGTTATGTGGGTATAAATATAATTAAGACTTGTTATTATTAAGTTCAAAGAACTTTTTCTTTAAAATATCCCTATCAAATGTATCAAAGTTTTCATTTAATTTTTTAGGTTTTTCATTTTCCATATCTTCATCACTTAATTCATTAGTATCAATATCTATACGTCCTGTAGATGTATCTATAACAGCAGCATATGTGATACCATCCATTCCATATCTGTTTTTCATAATATGGAACCTTCCTGTACCACCTGCTTTATCTTGACGTCTTCTTGATAATGACATTGCAAAGTCAGTAATCATCATTTTATTATATGAACCTGCTGCTTTATCACCTTCGATAATATTATCATTTGCTCCAGCTCTATTCACCTGACTAACACTCCATATTGGTAAATTTAACTCACGTGCTAATCCTTTAGCAGCTACATACACATCATCAATTTCATCTTTACGATCTTTACTTGATCTATCAGCTCTTAATAAATCCACATAATCAATAAGAATTAAATCTGGTGCTTGGTCTAAATCTCTACATTTTTGGATATGTGATTCAATAGTACTTATAGTCGCTTTACCCATTGGATATTCTTTAATAATAAGTCTACCCGATAATTTAGAAACAGCCGTTTCAACGTCTTTTCTGTGTTCTTGAATTTGAGCTACTGATATGTTAGTGAAACAAGCATCATATCTTTTACCAACATATGCTTCACTTAATTCAAGTGTATAATGACAAACATTATAACCAGCTTGTACTGCTGCTGCTCCTAAAGCAATTAGTGACCAACTTTTACCACCACCTGGACCTCCAAATATTAGACCAAAATCACCACTTCCTAAACCACCTTGTAATAATTCATTAATTACTGGCCATGGTGTGACAATAGGACTTCTATATTCTTCACGATATCTATCTTCAACATCCTTCTCATATTCGTGACCTATATTCTTATCCATACCAGCCTTTAAAGCACCATTAATTAAATGTCTAATATCATCATACATCCCATTACCTAGTAAATCTACTGATGTTAATAATGCATTTTTTAATTGTTGGTTTTTACAGAAATTACTAAATTCGTTTTCAACATATTCAGCATCCTCATTTGAAGCTTTATATGCTTCTTTTAATTGTTCAATTACTGCTGTTTTTAAAACATCATTATCAATTTTCTTTACTTCGATGTGAAGTGTATCTAAAGTAGGTGTAGCATGATATTTATCAAAATATTTAACAACCTGGTTAATAATCCATTGATGGGCTTGGTTATCAAAATAATCTGAAGTAATAACATCTCTAATATTGAGTAGAAATTTTTTATTCTTTAAGAGTGAACTAATAACCTTGGTCTGAAAATTTAGACCATATTGATTTAATTTGCTGAATGCGACCATAGACTTTATTTTGTTTTATATGTTTGAAGATAATTAAAAATTTCGGATAGCCAAAATTCTACATTCGGTATTGCATTTCCTAGATTATCTTCATTATACATTGCTAGAAATGCTTGTTTATCTAATTTAGATGGTTCATTATTTACTATTTCATCAATTTCCAAAATACTATCTTCTGGTATTTTTGGATCTGTTAAATCCATTAATTGTTGATTGATTAATAGTTGTTTTTCAAAATTACAAATATCCTCATACAAACCATGTTCAGATCTTTTTGCTTTACATTTATCCATTATTTCAGAAAATGTAATTATTTCTGGTTGTTCAAGTTCAGGAAATAACTTAAATAATTTTTTAGGTCCTAATCCTTTAACACCAGCAACATTATCTGAATTATCACCCATTAAAATCTTTTGGTTGATATAATTTTGAGGATATAAACCATAATCGGTTTTAACTAACGATGGTGTATAGAATTTTTTCTTAACAGGTGAATAACATGTTACTTTATCTGTTACAAGTTGTAAAAAATCTTGATCAGCAGACATTATATAAACCTCATCATCTAATTTTTTAACTAAATGGCCAATAACATCATCTGCTTCTACTTTATCAATTACTAATAAATCAACTGGCAGACACTTTAAATAATGTACTAAACGTAATATTTGGTTTTCTATTGAAGCTACTTCTTCTTCCTTATTATCAAATCCATCCCAGTTAGTAATTCTGTTTAATTTTCTATTTGCTTTATAGTCAGCGTACAAATTTTTCTTATTTGTAGTACTACCCATACCATCAAATACTAATATTACTCTAGTAGGTTTAATATGTCGAATAGCAAAACCAATTGATTTTAAAAACCCAGTGAGCCCACCAATGTGGGCTCCTGCTGGGTTCATATGGTTAATCATGGCAAAGCTTCTTAAAAACGTATTCATAGAATCTACGAGGAGTACTCGGCTATTCAAATATAGTTCTTCTTCCTTAGATGGCTTAATACTATTAAGCATCTCTTTATACGTGTTTTTGCTCATATGGTTTTATTTATTATCTGTATCGTCATTATCTATCTCTATCATTGGAGAGATATTTTGACTTTCTTCCCACTCACTGTTATCTTCAAAAATCTTAAGATCATCAACATTAGTAATAACTTCTGAGAACCATTCATGAGCATGCTGTTTTTTATACTCTTTAATAGCAACTGGGTCGTCATCAATAAAACCATGTGGTGTTACAATTACTGTTGAAGTAGTTGCTACTCCACAGTCAGCATGAATTTTATCAATTGCTATTTTAGTACGTTTAGCAAATTCAACTTTCTTACCTTTATTCTGTGCGTTAATTTTAGATGTACCGCTGTTAGTAACATTACCAAACGTAATAACTAATGAAGCATCCCAATACATTGTATTACCACCCTTATTAGTCATTCTTGGTTGACTCATTGGTGTTAATGCTGGTTGTACACCTGTTTTATTAATTACAATAAACGTATTAGTAAATTGATAACTTTCCTTACGTGACATTGGAAACTTTTGATTAATAAAATTACCAAATTGAGTTGACATAGCACCTGCATTCCACATTGGATTGTTTTTACCTTGATCTATACTCATCTGACATGGTATAGAACCAACTGAATCCCATAAGAATAGTAAGTCATAAGGTAAATTGCCTTTCTTTTGTTCATCTAATAAATCAGATATAAAAGCAGATACATCTTCAATTGAATTTAAAGTTGTTCTATCAGTATATAAGAAAAAACCTTTATAATTAATGCCATCTCCATCACTATCAGTAATAGCTTCTAATTCTAATCCCATTTTTTGGGCATGTTCAAAATCCCACTTCATCTCAGTGATGATGAAAACGGGCAAAGTGCCCATTTTCTGAGCAGCAACTGCTGCTTCAATCATCAATGTAGTTTTACCTGTATCTGAGCCACCTCTAGCAATAGTAATGTGACCCATAGGTATGCCAGGAATAGAAAGAGCATTTTGTACCGATGGTGAAAATGGAATCCACCGTTGTGGTTTAAATTTAACAGATTGATCTAAGTGTTTTGTTTTCTTAAACTTATCAAGATCAAATGTACCCTTGATAGCTTGAGAAACACTTGTGTTTATACTCTTTTTTTCCTTTGCCATTTTTTATTTAGTAAAAAGATCATCAAATTCACTCTCATCAAAACCTTGTTTAGGTTTAGATGGTAATGCGTAATTAGACTTTGGTTCATCAACAAATGGTGATTCAGTTGTACCATCAACTGTTTCTTCAGTTGTTTCTTCAGATGGTTCTAACCATTCCATTAACAATGTTTTCATTTCATCAAATTCATACTTTTTATAAAGTGCAATTGCATCTGGTTGTTCAGATAACCATAATTTGATTTGATCATTATCTTCAGATAATGCAGATGTTTTTGGTTTAATGCGAACTGATGATTTATTAAATTTAGTACCTGTAACTTCAGGACCAACAGTATCAATTGTTAAATCTCTACCATCCATAATATCTGTATAATCACCGATATCTTCATCCTCAGCTATACCTAATAATTCTAGATACATTTCTCTACCAAATTGCCATAAACGAACACCTTTATCTTCCTCACCTCTAACGATTACAGGAACAAAAATTCTCATTTTTGGTTCAATTTTTTTAGCTAATGACCAATTTTCTTTGTCACTAGTTTTACGCAATTGAGATGCGAACTCAACAATTGGATCTTTTTCACCAAAGTTGCTTAATGATAACATTGTTTTGTTACCGATACCATAATGAAACATTACTTCTCTAAATGGATTAGCTTTGTTTAATTTAGATGGAACGATACGAATTACTGATTTTCCTACTGTAGGAACCCAAGATGTTTTTGTGCGGTCTTCTTTTGTGCCGCCTCCTTTTTTGTTTTGCAGAGACGATAACCTGCTTTTGATTGCATTTAAATCCATGTTTTATAACTATTTTATTTATTAATTTATTTACTATGTTAATATAACATCAAATATGCTCATGGCCAAACCTAAGTCAACAAAAGCTTTCATTTTTGAAAGCTCGTGATTTGTTTAATTATATTTTTGATTAATATATATCTTCTTCATCCTCATTATCAGTAACATCAAATGTTTTTAGGAAATCTATTAATGTTAAAGATGGGTTGCTGTCAGCTGTTTCCATCAATTTATTTACAAGTTCTGAATGATCTGTACTTGATAAATTATCATATATATTTTCTTCACTAACATTACCCCATGCACTTTCAGTAATTAGTCCAGCTAATTTCTGCATTCTTTTTATTTCGTTTAATTGATTTTTCATATATATAAATATAACAAACTTAGCTGAGGTTAACTATCTTATATATAGATGTTTCTAATTTTCTCAAATCAGGACCATTTGTTAATAAAATAGTATTTTTATAATCACTCCAATTAACTATAAATCTAGGATCAACAACTCCATTATTTAATGTTTTTATTAAAGTATTTAAAGCATTTATAGTGTATAAAGAATTTGATTCTTTTTTTCTATGAAGTAGGATTGTATTAGGTAATACAGTTGTAGAACTTAAATTACCTGGATCGATATTGTAAGTACATATAAGTTCATCACTATCCTTAGATTCCAAAATGAAAATCTTATTGAATAAGATAGTATAGCGACCTTTAATAGTCTCTAATGTAGTCTCTATGTCTTCCTTCTTTGAGAAGGTTGCGAACAACTTATTTGCCAATTCTTGTATAGTTATATTATATTCCATAAATATATTATTTTTTAATCAAAGCGCCATAATTTTCACCAACATTCATGTGTGTTGGAAATCCTCCTGCTTCTAATTCTTGTTTAATTTTAGGTAATAATTCTTTTATTTCTGATTTATCAATATCTAGTAATATTGAATCGTAAGTGTATAATACTATTTTAGTTTTTTTATTATTTAATAATTTTAATACGCGTTCTAATGTAATTACATTATAGTATGTCTCATATGACTGGATTATATAACTTAATAATTTATTTTTAGTTGGTTGTTCAATTTGTGATTTATCTAAAGTTATTGTTGCTAATTTTAGTTTACCATCACTATTAAAATTAAACCACATTTCATCTAAGTATTCATTTAGTTTTTTAAAGAATGGTATATCTTTATACTCTTCTCTAATACCTCCATATATGTTTTGGAACATTACTTCTTTAGGTACTTCATCATATGGTTCACCAGAAAATTTATAATCTATTATACTAGATATGATTCGAGGATGATAAGCACTATAATCAAATTCAACTAAAACATAGTTATTAGGTTCAAAAGATTTACGTGCGTTGCCTTTGGGTAAAGCGGCGAAATTAACCCCATTAAAGGCGTTTGACGGGCGGGTAGTTAAATTATATAAATTGTATTGACCAAAAACTGTATTTCCGTATATCGAATTATCTTTCCAGTTTACTTCAAAATGTTTATGAAATTGTTTTGGTTCAATACCTATACCATTTTTTTCAATTTGGTAAAATACATCTGTACTTCTGGTATTTAAAAATTCATTAATTTCATCATCTGTAAATTGTTTTATCTCATTATATATATTTTCCCACTTTTCATAATGTTTTGGGATAGGTATTAAATCATTTACTTCTGGAAGGTAATATTTTTGATGATTGAAATCTATATGAACTTTAGTGTCATAAACAGTTTCATCATAATATTTGATAAAGTTTACATCATATAAATTATCTGGTTTTAAATAATATTGATGGTATTTTTTATCTAATAAAAATACTTTGTCTTGTTGTTCAATATATGATTTAACATCTTCCCAATTTAAACTAAATGCTTCACTATGGTTGATAGGTAATATATATCCTTTATCTCCATCATTATAATAGACTAAACATGGTTTTGTTAAGGAAGGATGACGATTATCATTTAATGTGATAATACTAACAAAACACGATTCTGTCTTGTTATTGAATAGTGCATCTAACTGTTCTTTCGTCTCAACTATATAGTACATAACCTCAATTGTAAACCGAATATATAATAAATTATCCGGATTGCCAAATTTACTTGGTTGAGAATTGAAGTGGATTTGTTAGATATGTAGATATATTTTTTATTGTTTTAGATGCTTCTTGTATTGAACGAGAGTTTGTATCTTTAATACCTGATTTAGTTCTAATATTATTATTATATTCATCTAATATAGGACCTGTTAATTGCCACAATAATGTAGTAGTATTATATTGATTAATTAAATTCTTATCAGTAGAAAAATTTTTATAGTTATTATAATTTGATTCAATTATATAAGGTTGTTTTGAATTTTTTAATTCAGAAATATATCTTACAAAATATCCATTATTATAATCTAATTCAGTTGGTTGTATAAAATCACTTTTTAGTAAAGGAGTTGTTAAATCTATATTAAAACGTTTTGAAAAAGGATAAGCTATTATGCCATCTTTAGCTATACTATTAGCAGTGATATCTATATTAGGAGAAATTAAACTAATTAATAATATTGATAAAGAAGTATGATCTTTTCCTGACCAATATCTACCTTGGTTATCTTTATGATAATATCCTTTATACAACTGTTGGGTATGACTTAATACAAAATCATATCCTTGTGTATATCCAGTTTCTATTATTTGTGATTTAGATATATACATTTTATTTAACTAATTTAAATCTTTTCTGTGGGGTATACCAGGGTAATGTGTATATTTGATTTGATTCTAAAGATTTACTATGTCCTGATCCATTTACGTCAACCTGACCACTCTCAGCACTCCAATTTTTTGCTATATAATCCTTTATTTGTATTAAATAAAATAAACGTAAATCATTCAATTTTAAAAATCTATTATCCTCTGATTTTCGATAAGTTTCTGTTTCAGGATATGATATATTTTTAACAAATTTACTATGAAGTGATGAAATTGGAGTATTGTTAAAATATCTGTATATAAATACATCATTAGCTGACACACTAAATGCTAAAGTATCTCCTGATCCTAAACTTCTTCTGTTTAATACTTCATATTTTTGGAATTCATTTAATCTAGTATCTAATTTTCTTGTTACACCATCTGCTAAAGTGTATGATGTTAGATCTGAAAAGCTATTGTATGGAAAATCAGGCTGGTTTGGTGTTTTTTTAGCTTCTGACCACCATTTGTATAAATAACCACCTGTAGGATTATTAATATCAAAAAACGGAATAGACTTTCCAATAATGATTTCTACAGCTTGTTTTATACCACTATTTTTCCCTCCTGTATCTTTTTGTCCATCTATATCTTGTAAATAATCATCCCAACTAATTGCATTATCTGATGAATCATTACCACTAAAAAATCCTCCTGGCCTATTACTAAATGTTTTTGGTAAGGATTCTGTACCTTTTATAAATTCACGATTATATTTATTACCATTTGATAAAATATTAATAGTTAAATAAATCATATAATCCGCCATAGCGTTACCTATATAACTATTTTTTCTTATTTCTTTACGAAGAGATGCGATTGCTGATTTTAATTTTAATTTATTATCTAATGATAGTTTTTTAGAGATTTTATCATTATCAAGTAAACAGATTTGAGTTTTTAATACTGTTACCCAATCATTTCTTTGTAAAGAATGAGATACACCTGTTACAATAAAACCAATATTACTTTTAGCATATTGGGATGGTAAAATTGATTTATCAATAGTAAAAATTTGACCTATAATAAAACCTCCAATTCCATCTAATGTTATTTCTAATTCAAACGGTATTATAGCTTTAAAATCAATATCTTTACCATTAAACTGCATTAAAAATGTTTTTAATAAAGTACTAGCATTAGTTATTTCATTATCTGCTGGTACTCTAATAACATCCCATGTAGTATTCCCCCCAGCACTTGCTCCTCCTGATATAATCATAGGAGTTCCTAAAACTTTACGTTTAATATATCCTGATATGGTCGCTATATTACTATATAAATCATAATAATATTTTAATTCACTAGGTATAGTACTACCATCAGAAAAAGTAGCTGAGTTTGTTTGTAGATTAGTAAAATTAATATTTTTTATAACTCTGTCTTTTATACCTTTATTAAATTCTTGTTGTGTGGATGAATATATATCACCTATGTTTTGTCCTTCTCCTGATGCTGCCGCTCCGATAGCTATCATAGAAGCTTGTTCAGAGAATATTCGTGAATTAATTTTTACATCTCTACATATACTTTTTAAACCAACTAAATCAAATTTAAATTTAGAAGAAGATGAACCATCTGGATCTGTTGAAACTTCTAAATACTTAGCATCAATAATTTGTATAGTATTTCGTTGAGTATATAATTTAAAATCATTAATTCCTCCTAAAGAGTGTGATATATTCTCTAATAAATCTTCTAAAAATTCTAAAACAGAAACACCAGAACTACTTCCTGCTTTACTTCTATATATATCTATTAATTTTTGTATAGAAATATATATATTACCTATTCTACCTAAAACTACATCTGATTTTTTATATGTAAAAGAATATTCAGGACTTATTGTAGTTTTGCTTGTCCATTGAGCATTACCTACTGATGTGTCTATTGTATAAAAATATGGATTAAAACCTTCGCTATTATCTGATATAAATGTAGCAAAATCATTTCTAATTAAACAAGTTGTAGGATCTACAGATACTGAATCTTCACTAGCTAAACATGGTGTCTCAAAAGGCATTACAATACTAACAATAGGTTTATTATTAGTATCTTTAAGTAAAAAATGAGAATTTAAAATAGCTATTACTTGGTCTAAAACTATATATTCAATAGCAGTACCATCATTTAAAGCATCCGCTGGTTTTAACCATGATGCACTATGAAAATCTTCTAGAATTACATCTTTTATATCACCGTTTGAATTAATAACTTGTTTAAGAGTAGTATTTCGTACTTGTTCTTTAATATTATTAAATGTATTTTCTACTTGTTCTTTAATTAAATCAGTATTATTTTTTCTAAGTGCTTCATCTTCAGGAACATTAGTATCGAATTTAACATAAAATTCTCCCTTTTTATCATATATTTCTGTTTGATTATCATGAGCTTTTATATTAAGAAATAATTTTTCAAATAAACTTAATGTAGGTTTTTCTACAGCATTTCCTTCTGAATTAATGGTATTTTCTAAAGCAATATCATTTTTATTATTATTATCAACTATTGTATAAGGATTATTACTAACTTTAATTGAAGATATTGCTTCACCACGTGATATTAAAACTGTTGTACATTCAAATCCTCCATTTGATAACATCTGCCATGAAAAGTTTTGAATATATCCTAACATAGCATCATAATTACCATTATAAGCAGATATACCACTATCTATTTTATTATATATTTCATCTTCAGTTAAAGATGAGAATGGATCTATTTTAGATTTAGTAAAATTAGCAATTTTTATTTTATTAGGATAAGTATTTATTCCATTTTGACCATGTTTATCATGATCTAGATATTGAGACCACCCCCATTCTAAAAGAACAGTATATCCTACTCTCATGAATAATATTTCTAACTCATCTAATTGATGTTTATCCCAACAGAAAAATTTAACAGTAGCTTGTCTTAAAGAACCATATGCTCCTTTATTAATAACATCAATTGATGTAATACCAGGCATAGGTCTATAGCCAAATTGTCTATAATCTGATCTTAATGCTCCGTTGTCTATATTACTAGCGTAAATTGATGAATCTTTACCAACACCTTCTCTTAAATTAAAACTATTAGAATTTGAATTATAATATTGAGTACCTCCTTCTAAAACATATTTTTTAGATAAATCATCTCCTTCATAAAGACATTTTTCTTTAGGTTTACCATTTTTATCAAGAATTGGTTTACCTGTAGTTTTATCTATTTCTTTTGAACAACCAACACTAGCATTAACAAAAGATACCATTCTTACCCAGCTATTTTTACTAGTAGTATATTGTAAAAAATTCTCGTCTCTAGGTTTTAAACCTACTTGGTTATCATCATTAATTTGACTAACAACTTTTTCACGAGCTTTTAATTGAGCTGCTATTTCTGGGTTTATTGTACCTTTAAAAATGGACATAACTTTATTATGAATTTAATTGATTAAAATCATTTAATATTTGATTAATATCACTAGGAATTCTTAATTGATAACCAAGTGTTGGATATAAGGAATCATTTGGTAAATCAGGATTAGCAATAGATAATATCCACCATAAGGTAGAATCATTATAAAATTGATAAGCTAAATTATCTAATCTATCTCCTCTCATAGTATATAAATATACATCACTTTCTGATAAAGGAATATCAGGATATCTAACTGATTCTCTATATTTAATTACTTTGGGGTATTGTACTGTTGGTACAGTTTGAATTATCGGTACATTATCATAGCGTTCCATGATAATAAATATGAATTTTATTAAGAATTTAATCTAAATAAATATTTTTAGCTTCTGATTCTTTAGTATCCCAATTTTCTCCAGCTTGACCAGGATATGCCTTTTTATCAAGAGTAATAAATGGAGCGTTAATAGTATTGGTGCCATTATCATATTTAGTTTTTCTTGGTAAAAAAGTATGGATTGGTTTAAATGATAAAGCTACTTTAATATGTTTTGGAACTTCATATTGTCCATTTCTTTCACCAACTTCATTTATACCTATTTCCCAACCTGTTTCTAACATTCCTGATAGTTTAATGTCTGTAAATACACCTGGTTGTCTGTATAAATAGTCTCCTACTGTTAAATAACCTATATTACCTCGCATTTTATTTCCAGATGAATAATCAGGAGTGAATGATGACATTAAATAATTTAATTTTTGGTATATAGGTTTCATTTCAGCGTCAGAGTGGGCATGTAGCGTAAATGCTACACTTATATCTCTTGTAAATCCTTCATAAACATAAAATTCTTCACCTCTACCCATATAACGATATGGATTCCATTTAGCATTCATCCCGTCATTAAAATCATCTAAATATGCTCTAAATGCTAATACATCTGTATTTAATTCTTTAATATTATTAACAGAAACAGTAGGAGAATCATTATTTAAAAATTCAATTCTAAATTTAATAATATCACGACCAAAATAACCACTTACTTCTTTATTTTTTCTACTTAAATATTGTCTATGATCACCTTCTTCATTATTTGATTTTAAAGAATTTTGATAAAAAACTTGACTATTAACTACATTAATAGCATTAATAGCATCTACTGTAGATTTAAGTTTTATATTATTAGGACCAACTTCACTAGTACCTACACCTATTCTAGATTGGATATTACTTAATCTATAATTAGAATGAAGATGTATTGAAAAATCAGCATTTTTATTAGCTCCAAAATACTCTTCAGATTGTTGAGATCTTCTTTTAGCTTCTTCTTCTAATTGAGATGCTTCTTTATTTAATTGATTAGCTTTATTATTAAGATAAGCTGATTCATTATTATAATTATCTACAACAGAATAAGCTGATAGTTTAGTGTCTTGATCTTCACTTGGATCTATATTTTCCTCGTAAAAATCTGCTGATGTTTTAAGATTATCTGCTTGAAATCGTAAATTATTTGCTTTATTAAATTTAGTAGAAGCTTGATTAAATTGTGATCTAGTATCTTGTCTAAATTTTAATGTTCCTGTATTAGCATTATTTCTGTATATTTCAAAATATTTTTTAAGACCATTATATGATAAAAAATTAAAAAATTCTTTATCTGTTTTTAATGTAGTTGTTTTTATAGAAGTATTACCAATACCGTAAACTGAAGATGCACCACCATTATATGATGATAAAATAGTAGGAGTAGTTCCTGAAGTGTTTGAAGATATTTTATCTAAATAACCTACTAATCTATTATTACTATTTTTAGAATTTTCTATAGTTATTTTTTCATAATTATAACCATTAATATTTCCTAAACTATCTCCTTCTAAAAATCCAACTCCTCCTATAGGAGTTAAACCATGTCTAATAATATGCCCACCAATGGCATTAACAGGGATTTGAGCTAAAGTATTTAGACCTAAATTATATGTTCTTGTTGGATTACTATTCGCAAAATTAGTAATTTTATTAATAACTCCATTTACTTGAGTAGGAGATGAAGCTGGAATTAATACTTCTAATTTAGGATTAGATAATTGTAATCCAACTTGTTTAGCTACAAATAATACACCTTTACCAGATGCAAAAAATTTACCTATACGGGCTGTATCTCTAGCAGATGATATACCTACATTTAAAAGTCCACCGCGTATTAAACCATCATCAAAATTATTATATCTAATTGATGGAATTGTTGGTTTATTATTAAAGTTCTGATTATAAGCGGATGCTAAATCAGACCATGCGTTGTCTAGTTTTAAAAAAGGCATAAATTATATATTAGTATCTTCCTTCTTGAGGACCGTTGTCTTTATAAACTTTACCTACTGGTATACCGTTACTATCTAATTTAGATGGAGACACAAATGTTGTAAATCTACCTTTACCGTAAAATCTACCAGTTAATAAATCTTGAGAAGATTTTAATCCGTTATTTTTAGCTAAAGCTTGAATATCAGAAGTAGATAATTGACCTATATTTTCAAAATTAGGACCTTGTTTCCCACCTAAACCTAATTGACTAAATTCTAATCTTTTATCTAAAGTAAAGCCCGTACCTGACGTTGAATTAAATTGTGATGGAACACCGGCATTTGTTGAACCTAGTTGATTAACATACTGTAATGGTGTTTTACCGTCAATATCTAATGATGATGGTACTACTTTTACACGGTTAGGAGCTTGTCCATATGTTCTTCCGTCAGTTAAATCTTGTGATGATATTAGTATATTGTTTTTAGCTAAAGCTTGAATATTTGAAGAAGAACGTTGCCCTTCATTTTCAAACGCAGGACCTTGTTGTCCTTTTAAACTTATTGTACTGTCTTTTAATTTATCAAATAATGCCATAATTGTTATTGTTTAGTATAAATATTAATCAAATGCTCCTGAGTTACCATATTGGTTAGTAGCTGTATTCCATTGTGCTACTGTATTAGTGCCTACATCTAATTTAATAGGACGATAAGCTAATTGTTCTAATAATTCATTAGTTCGTCTTTGAGCATCTTGGTTAGCAACTTTTTTAGCTTCATCACGTTCTTTTGATTTTTCATTAGCATCATATGCACTTTTAAGCATACCAATAGAACCTCCTATTATAGCTCCTGCTATATTACCTAATCCTGGTATTACAGATCCTAATACTGCTCCATAACCCGCATATTGGGCTGTTGTACTTATACCGTCTACAGCATCTTTAGCTCCACCTTCTTCCATCTGGGATGATATCGCACTTGCTCCTAATGATACTGCTGAACCTATCCCAAAACCTTTCATTCCCTTTGCTAATGATGTACCAAAAGACATCCCCCCAGTTACTTTACCAAATTTTCCAAAACGTCCTTTTGAACCTCCTATGTTTGATATAGAATCCATAATACCACCATTACCACCTACACTTCCTACTTCTCTAGTAATCATAGGATTGAGATCAGATGATCCTCTAGCACCAAAAGCTAAACTTTTAATTAAACTTCCTCCTAATCTAACAGCACCTAACAATAAAGGAGCAGCGAGTATTGCTGATCCTAAAGCATTACCTAAAGGACCTCCAGTCAACTTACCCAACCCACTTATCATACTAGATACAAATCCCATTATTTTTTCCATTTGGCGAAATAGAACACTCATAGGACCTGTAGTGAGTTTTGTTAAAATTTCATTTAATTTTGTAAATAAGTTATTTTGTTCATCAGCTAATGATTTTTGCTCATATTCTGCTCTTAAAGCATCATCTATTGCTATATTATGTTGAGTAGCATATTCTAATTTTTCTTTAGCTGATTTTGCTGTTGATCCTGCTAATTGTGCTTCAAATTCTTGTTTACGAAGCATCTTAGACATATCTTGAACTGACATACCAAATGCTTCAGCGTATGCTTTTCTTTGAATAACATTCATTTTTTCAAATTCATGAATGCCTCCTACTTGTTTAGCTACTTCTTTTGTTAAATTAGCTGTATCTCCTGTTAAAGAATATTCTCTAGCTTTTTCTAGATTAATAGCTTTACCTGTTAATAATTCAGCTTTAAGTTCATTTTCTATTGATGATTCAAAATTAAGTAAGGATTCACCTATTTGATTAACTTGTTCTAATGATAAACCTAATTTATCTGACTGCATTACAGCCTGAGCTATTGCTTGAGTATTACCTTTAAAATTAATATATATATCATCACTAACATTAGCTACTTTATCTAATACTTTATTAAGAGATATAGTACCGCCTGTTTGTGCTTTTTGAATACCAAATGTTTTAGCTGTTGTTTTTAAAAGATCTAAAGAGGTTTGACCTTGTGTAACAGAAGCTATGTTTAACTTAGCAGCTGATTCTTCACTTATCCCATAATAATGAGTTAAACGAGAAAAACCTTCAGCATTTTTTTCTCCTAAATTTACTGATGTACCTAAAGTTTCATTTAATTTTTGTTGGGATTCAACTAAACGAGTTGCTGTTACAAAACTATCATTAGAAGTAGTTGAATATTTAAAAGCATTATTATATAACTCTTGAGATTCTTCTTTACTAATCCCTAATGTTCGTCCTGTTTTAGTATTTAATTCATCAAAAGCATATGCTGATTTTATTATTTTTGTGTAAAATGCTGTTAGTAAAGCAAATTGTACTAATGGATCTTTTAATCCTTCTTTTAATTGTTTACCTGCTGTTTTTAAACCTGCTCCAAACACATTAGTATTTCCAACAGCACTTCTCATGTTGGTATTTATTTCTTCAAAATCAATAGCATCACCTAAAATAGGAATTTTTCCAAGTCCATTTAATAGTTTACCTGTTAAACCTACTCTTTTATCAACATATTCATTTTGTTTCTTTAATTCTTCGCCTTCTTTTCTCTCAATATCTAATATTCTAAGTTCTTTTTCAAATTTGGCAGCTAATGTCTTATTATCTTGAGCGTAAGCTACATTTATTTGTCTTCTAATAGCTGTCTCAGTTCTATCTAATTGAGAAAGTTGTTTAGAAATATCTTTTGTTTTTAAAGTACCTTCATAAAATTTATCATTTAGATATTGAAGTTCTTTATTAGTTTTATTTAAAGAATTATATATAGATTTAATCTCAGAAACTTGACGAACAGATGCACCTTGATCTTTAAGTTGATTATTAATTAACTTAGAAATACTATCTAAACTATTTTCAATTTGATCATACGCATCTATTAAATCACCACTTATTTCTTTTTGTTTTTGTTGTTCAGAAGAAATTTTAGCTTGGGCTTGAGCCATCGCCTGTAATTGTTCTGGTGTAAATTGTGTATCCGCCATATTCTAATTTAAAAAGCATTTATCGTGTATAAATATGAAAAGCACCTATTTTTTAGGTGCTTTCATTTTAGTTGCAAAATCTGGTACTTGTATTTTTCCTTTTTGTGAACTAGAATTTTCTAATGTTTGGTTTTTTGCATTAGTTATTTCATTTTGTTTATCTATATATTCTGCTATTTTTTTTAGATGATAATGTCTATATCTAATAGGCATATTGTATACATCATCATGTGTAAAACCACCTTGTCCAAAATAACACAATGAATGTATTTCTTCTAATAATACTATTTTATATTCCGGCGTCAGGCCAAAAAAAGCTAGCACCTATTGGTAAGTCAACGCCCTCCATAACGTCACCATTAGCTTTAGTAAAACTAACTTTTAAATTAACATCTGGAGATATTTTATTAACATATTCTCTAAATGATCTAACATCTCTTGCTAATATATTATCAGAAAATTCTCTAACTGTAGCTACATCTCTATCTCCATTAATAGCTATAATAGTATGTTTTAAACGAGTAGTGACATCATATGATCCTTGAGCATTTAATTTTTTTAATCCAGCTATTTCTTTATCTAATTTAACTTCATCACCATGTGTTAATAATTTAAAAGTAATTACTACTTTAGATATAGGTAATTCAAAATTAAATTCATTTTTACCGGGTGTAAATATTTTTTCATCTATTTCTTTTGCATCTAATAATGATAAATCTGATGTTACTTTTTCAGAAATTCCTGTATTAGGATCAGTGTAAATGAATTCATAATCTTTACCATATCCTAAAATACGAGCAGCTAATAAAATAGCATTTTTATCACCATTTAATAATTCATTATAATCAATAGGTGTTACAATCATTGATTGAAGTAATTTATCAATTACAGTACCCTGACGAATAAAGTTAGCATTAGAAAGAATATCTTCTTCTTTTGCAGTCATATACTTCATTTCAATAGTACCTTTTGATAATGGAGATTCTTTTGGATAGATTAAACCTTTAGAAGGTAAATCAATTTGTTCTGTTGGATATTTAAATTTTTGTTCCATAACGGGTTTTTATTGTTTATATATATAAATATATAAGGATAAAAAAAGCCGTCCAAAATGGACGACTCTTTTTTAAGATATTGATGACTAAAGAATATTAGTAATTTAAGATGCAATAATCCATAGCGATTGTAGTACTGATACTTACATATGATTCATTTGACCAATCATATTCACCAAAGTTAGCTTCTTTAACATAAGCACCTTTGATAATCCATTCACCTACTACATCACCAACTGGTCCTAAGATGTCTAAACGTAGATCTTTTTTATAAAAATCTGAGTAACCATCACGGCCTGTTACTGATTCGTGAGCTAAACGTGCCCATTCCATTACTGCTTGTGCACCAGATGGAGTAACTGGATCGTATAATTCTAAAGTCATGTCATTCCATCTTACTTTACCTTTAACTTTACGATAAACGTTGATATGATCTAAGATAATTTCACCTGCGTTGAATGATGGAGATGATGCTTTTTTAATTAAATATGAAGGAATACCATCAATATACATTAAGAAGCGATTTTGAACTTTTGGTTCAAACGCGGTGAACATTACTTCGGTTGGGTCTAATACTGCCATTTTATTATTTTGTTTAATATAAATATTATCGTTCTAAAAATTATGCACCAAATTCTACACCAGTAGGCAACACGTTGAAGTCTAATAAGATAAATTCAGCTGTACGGGTTGGTTGTAAGTAAATTTGTCCTACTAATTGATTTCTATCAATTACATCTGGAGTATTATTAGTGTCATCCATTACTACTTTGAAAGCATATAAACCTTGACGTTGTTGTACTGATTCTAAGTATGGAGTAACTTGAGATAAGAATCTATTTCTTGTTACAGTTGTATTTTGTTCGAATACTAATGTTTTACCTACGTTACCAATATAACGTTTTAAGCTAATTAATAAACGACGAACGTTGATTCTATCTAAAGCACTTGATTTTTGTTGTAATGTTTTCTGACCAAACGCTGTTACACCTACGTTAGGGAAGGTAGCGATTGGATTTACTTTTCCAGCATATAAGTTATCACGGTTAGTTGGAGATAATTTTCTTTCTGCTTGAATTACACCACCTAAACCACCACGATTTAGACCAGCAGGAGCAAACCATTCAGCACTAACATTATCGTTAAATGCGTAAACACCAGCCATAATTGTTGAGGCAGGTACCCAAACTAATTTACCAGTTTCTTGAGATACTACTTGAACCCATGGCCAATAAGCACCAGCGTAATTAGTATTTAACTCAGCTGCTTCAGTTACTGGAGTTGAAATTGTTGAATTATAAGCTACTAAGTCAGCGATATAGAAATAATCACCTCTATCTTCAGCATTTGAAATAAATGTAGAAACAGCAGTATGATTAGAGCTAACCAATCCTGGAGTTACTAATAATTCAAAGTCATATTCATCTTTATTTGATAATATATTACTTGCAGTAACATAATTATTACTTACTAAACCTTGAGTTGTAGTACTGATGTTTTCAAACAATGTAGATCCAATGAATGGAATGTCATTACCTGCTGCTCCATCAAATGATCCACCATATGAACCACTACCAGCTAATGGTAATGAAGCTGAGTAAGATAATCCTGTTACCAAATCTACTGCTACGCCACCTGCATTATTAAAGTAATTAGGGGTTGGTTTATTAACTGATTTTACTCTTACATAACGGCTATTATTTACATAGTCACCGCTAGTTTTAATATAATATCCTCCCATATCAGCATCATACTGAACAGTTTTGGTTTGATTACCAACTACAGCAGAAATATAATTTGGAGCATTTGGATCTAATGATACATTAGTGTAGGTTTCTAAAATAACTGGTGTGTTAGTATTATCATCCCCTCTATGTACTAATAAAGTAAAAGTACCATTACTAGCATTTATATTTCTTACTTCCCATTTAATATTTTCTAATGATCCACTAGCTAAAGCACCATTACTCAAAATTGAGCTAGTATTATTAACCATTGTACCAACATTTAATGTTTCTAGAACAAATGAAGCTGTAGGAGTAGCTAATGAAGAACCAGATACTAACACTGATGCTGAAGCAGGAGTAAAAGAACCACTAGTTACTCTAGTAACTAATATACTAGTTCCACCTTGTTGGAAATAATTATAAGCTGTTACTGATGTTAAAAATTCATAATTTGCTCCACCGCTAACAAATGATCCACCAAATCTATTAATATAATCACTATAAGAAGTAACTACAGTTGGAATATTTGGTGTACCTTTAACAGTAGGGCCAACTAACGCCAAACCAACAGAAACTGGTAATTGGGTTATTTGTGATAAGTCGTTCTCTCTTGTAAGAACTCCTGGGGAAATTAATGTTTCTTGCGCCATGTTTTTAATTAGATTTTTTGTCTAGTGATAAATATATAAAATATTCTATAAAACGAAAAACCTCATCGTTATTGATGAGGTCTTTTATTAATATATACGCTAAGTATTAATCAATTACTCCAGTTTCAATATTAATTGTACCTGTACCGTATTTTTCATTTAGCGTTTTAGCTAGTTCAGCTTCTCTTTCAATTAGTTGTTTATGAGAATCTAAATAATATTGTTTATCTTTATTAAGATTAGATATTGATAATTCAATTTCTCCTAATGATAAAGCTAAATTAGAGTACTCTTGTTTAATTGATTTAACTGCTGTTAATTCTTCAGTTGTTAATTGTTTTACTTCGCTCATAAATTATTTTTTATTTGTTTTTTTGCCTCTTCTTTTGTTTCCTTTAGTGGCTTGAACTACATCTTCTGATTGTTTAACAACTTCTTTAACGGCTTCAACAACATCTGCTGCTTCTACTTTAACTTGTTCTACACGAGATTTTACTTCTTCAACAATTTCTTTAACATCTTCGATTTTTTCATCGATGACTTCTTTAATGTCTTCAATTTTTTCATCGATAACGTCAGGAATGTTGTTGTTGTTTTTGTCTTTGATTTTACCCAATTTCATTAAGGCAAAAATTACTGCTACAGCTATTATAGCTGCGATAATAAAAATAGTCATAATTTTATTTTTTAGTTTTTAATTTAGTTACTTTTTTTGTTTTTGTTTTTGGATTTTTTACAAGATCATAATTTTCTACAGGTACTCTATCATCTTCTTTTTCTGAGTAAGAAAAATAAGTTATTAAATAAGATATTCCTACTATTATAAGAATACAAGAGATAATAATTAATAATAAGATTGTCATAAATAAATTTAGCAGATTAATGGTTAATAATTTTCATATATAAATATATATATCTTTTATTAAAACGCCAAATTTATTTTATATTGTTTCAAATAATTTAGAATTTTTCTTTACCCATAATTCAGCATTATTAATATACCTATTAGGTGTTATTTTTTCTTCACTATCTAATGATATTTTAACTGACATCATAGGTTGGTTTTCAGTTACTAATGATACATAAATTTGATCTTCAATAATAAATAATTCTTTAACATGTATGGTAATTCCATTACCTATATCCCAGGAATCATTTACTGTTAATGTTTGTCCAGCTATGTCAACTGTTGTTAATATTTCCATTTTTATTAATAATTTAATTTTTATTTATTTAAATATAATTATACTCCACCAAAAGATATTTCAAAATAATAATCATTTCCTGCAGCTGTGTATAAATCTAAATATGTTGAATAATTATCAAATGCAGATGTTATATATGCATTATTTATAAATAATGTAACCTGAGTACCAAATCCATAATAATCAACACCAGTTGCATTAAGATATTGACCTGCAGCTGGAACTAAATCTATAATAGCAGAAGTGAATGTACTATAATGAGTATGACTGGATGCGTTATAATACACATCTGCGTAACCATCACCATAAGCATACACTGTGTAACCTAAGGTTGATCCTAGAGCTAATGATGTTGAAGGTGTTACACTAGGAGTTCTAGTTGGAGTTATAGATGGTGTTCTAGATACACTTATTGAAGGTGTAGATGTTATACTTGGAGTAACACTTGGTGTTCTACTAATAGAAATACTAGGAGTAACACTAGGTGTAGCTGTTATACTTGGTGTAACACTTGGTGTTCTACTAATAGAAATACTAGGAGTAACACTAGGTGTAGCTGTTATACTTGGTGTAACACTTGGTGTTCTAGATATACTAATACTTGGTGTCACCGAAGGTGTAGTAGTAACACTTGGAGTTACAGATGGTGTTATAGATATACTAATACTAGGAGTAACACTAGGTGTTGTTGTTATTGAAGGAGTAACAGAAGGCGTTCTAGATATACTAATACTTGGTGTTACTGAAGGTGTAGTAGTAACACTTGGTGTTCTAGTAATACTTGGTGTAACAGAAACTGTTATACTAGGAGTTACACTAGGTGTAATTGAAGGTGTAACACTTGTTGAAACAGTAATACTTGGTGTTATAGAAGGTGTTACACTAGGTGTCACACTATTTGAAACTGTTATACTTGGAGTAATACTAGGAGTAACACTTGGTGTTCTAGTAATACTTACTGTTATACTTGGTGTTATAGATGGAGTAATACTAGGTGTTACAGAAGGTGATACTGTAATTGATGGTGTAACTGATGGAGTAATAGAAGGTGTTACACTTGGTGTTCTAGTAATACTTGGTGTTATAGAAGGTGTCACACTAGGTGTTACACTTGTTGAAACAGTAATACTTGGAGTAACAGAAGGTGTTAATGATGGAGTAGATGTTATACTAGGTGTTGGTGATGGTGAAGGAGGTATAATAATAGCACTTCCACCTAATACAGTACAATCAATATATGATAATGAAGGTGTTATTGAAGGTGTTATAGAAGGTGTTATACTTGGTGTTACTGTAATACTAGGTGTAATACTAGGTGTAATTGAAGGTGTTACACTTGGAGTAATTGAAGGTGTTCTAGTGATACTTGGTGTAATACTTGGTGTTATAGAAGGTGTTATACTTGGTGTTACACTTGTTGAAACAGTAATACTTGGTGTTATAGAAGGTGTTATACTTGGAGTTACACTTGGTGATACAGTGATACTTGGTGTAATACTTGGAGTGACACTTGGTGATACAGTTATACTAGGTGTAATTGAAGGTGTTATACTAGGTGTTACTGATGGTGAAACAGTAATACTTGGTGTTATAGAAGGTGTTACAGAAGGTGTTCTAGTAACACTCACTGTTATACTAGGAGTAATTGAAGGTGTCACAGATGGAGTAACACTTGTTGAAACTGTTATACTTGGAGTAATACTTGGAGTTATACTAGGTGTAATACTTGGAGTAATTGAAGGTGTTCTAGTAATACTTGGTGTTACTGAAGGAGTAATAGAAACTGTTATACTTGGTGTAACTGAAGGTGTTCTAGTAATACTTGGTGTTACTGAAGGTGATGGGCTAGTATTGTGATTATATCCATACCAACTACTTATAGTAAAAGGAGCACTACTATTTGGTTTTAATAAAGAATTTTGATTAATAGGAACATATAGTCCTAATGATGATGATGCTAATGTTAAAGGAGCTTGAGCTGGGATTCCTAGCTCAATCCTAATATCATTTAAACTTAAACTTCCTGATAATGGTAAAGTCATTATTGGTTTATTTTAGATTCTAAAACTTCAATTCTTTTAAGTAATTCTTTATTACTTTCTATTAATAATGCTACTAATTTTTCATATTTTACAGCTTTATATCCATTATCTCTTGTTGTTACTACTTCAGGTAATACTTTTTCTATTTCTTGAGCAATAACTCCAACATCATGTCCTTCATATCCATGTATTTCTATTTCATTATTCCAATCAAATTCATATCCTCCTATTTGAGATACTTTTTCTAAAGCATTTTTAATTGGTTTAATATTATTTTTTAAACGACTATCTGATGTAGAAAATGCTACAATATCATTTGAAGCATCTATTCTACCAACTGTTGCACTAGGAGTGATATTACCTACTGCTAATGAACCACTATATACTCTAGCTCCAGTTAATGTATTAGCATTAATATCTAAAGCATATAATGGTGTAATAGTTCCTAACCCAAGTCTACTACCTGATCCATATAATACCGGTCCATTACTTCCTAATTTTACAGCTCCTACTGTAACATCCTGCACACCGTATATACCCATAGTATTCACTATGTTGACATCATAAAGTGCGGCATCATCTCCTCCTTGGAAATACATAGCTCCATTTGGCTGAGCATAAATTGCACCTGTTGTAGTTAAAGAACCAGTTATAACTGCATTTCCTACGTATGGGAAAACTGATCCTCCTGTTGTAGCTACTGTTATGACTTTTCCGCTAGAATCTACTGCTAAATTAGCAGCAGCAGTTCCTGCATAAGATGATACACTTGTATAACCAGGTAGCTCCATTTGTAAGGTATGGAGATTCCACTGTGCTACTAATCCGGTACTTGAAGCATTTGTTCCACGTAATATACGAGCGAAATTTGACCAGTTATCAATAAAAGATGCAGATGCGAAAGTACCTCCTGGAGCATTAAATCCAATTTGACCTCCTTCATTCGCTGTATCTCTAGCTCCTAATGTTATAGTATTTTCACTAGCTCCTAATGATGAAGTTCCTACTGTTAATGAACCTGTTATAAGTTGATTTCCTGTAATAGTAACTGAACCAGATACACTTACTGAACCTGTAAAAGTGTGAATATCCGTAACTAAGTTACCATGTTTAGTTCCTGTATTTGTAACTTGAAATTCTATCGCGCTACCTGTAAATACTGTAAATGAAGAACTAACAATTTGAGCTCCAGTAAATGTATTTGAACCTGTTTGAGCGAACACTGTACT